TGCTGCTATTAAATTTGCTTCCAGTTGACTAATCATTTAGTTACTGTAAGCTAATCCACCCATACCAGACATTACGCGGAAGACGTTGTAGTTGACTGCATAGATACGGAAGTTGTATGGGTATGCTTTGGATGGGAAAGTACCGGCTCCAGTAGAAGTGATGCTATCAAAGACCAAAGTAGCAGTGTCAATACGAGAAAAGTTACAAGTTCCAGATGGTTGATGTTCTTCAGGCTTGAGAGCAAAGGAATACACGTTGATAGGATTGTATTGTCCTGCACCGTTTTGTTGAACATTTGGTGGGAAGAATACCAAGGTTGCACTGCTCGAAGCAGCAGGAGTAACTGTTTGACTGAGTTCGTAGGTTCCATTTGCACCACCTGCACCAGTTCCGTAATCTACAATATAAGTTCCTTGTGGAATGTTGTAAGTACCTGCAAATTGACCAGTGGAAATAGTTACACTACCAGTTACCATCATATTTTCAGTGATATATGCTGGGCTGATAACGCCATTTGCAGTGATCGCTCCTGCACTGATTGTAAGAGTAGAACCGTTGATGCTACAGTTGGTAATAGAGAGATTGCCACCGTTATAAGTCTGTACAGTGGAATTACGAGTTGGCCAGAAAGCACCTCCAGTATGGTGTTGGTATGGCTGGACCTTCCAGAAATAGTCTCCATAACGCTCATCAAATCGGTCTTGTCCGTTAATCTGAAGTCTGCATTTGTCAACAATGTCATCGTAGGTGAATGGTTGAGTGTATCCAACATTGTTTGCCAAAGTAGAACTGCAATCAGTCTTACGAGCATCTTGGAATACCCAGACCAATTCCTTAACAGGGTGGTTGAGAGTCAAATCCAATCGAGCATTTGCAGAGGTGATGGTCTGTGGCATACCATATTGGAGCTGTTCAATCAAGTATTCGTGAGAATCCTGAGCAAATCGTCGTCGTTCATCCACATCCAAATAGATGTAGTCAATGTAGAGCGACATATCTCGAATTTGAGGAAGGGCTGCGGCGGCTGCACCGATAGTAGAATATCCAGAGGATGTGCTGACCAAATCAGTTGCATTACCAAGGTAGATATTGAAGCGGACCTCGTGATACTGAAGAGCAATCAATGGCAAGGCAAGACCAGGGTTGCGACAGAACCAGAATTGAAGAGGAATGTACAAGACACCTGGACGACCTCCGCAGGAAGTGGAAGTGGTAAAATTACCACCAATGCTTCCTCCAAGCATGGAATCAAGTTTGACGGATTCATCATAGCTAGAGGCTAAGTTCTCCCAGAGGAAGAGCCATTCACCATAATGAGTATCAATGATTTGACCTCCAATCTCCAACTCAATCTTCTTCAAAAGAGCATACCCAATACGTCTCTGGTCATCACCAGTCCAGTAAACAGTTGGTGATACAGAAGTGGTGTCTGGCAGAGTGACTTGGACATAGGTCTTGAAAATCAAGTCCGCGTTACGATTGACGGTGGCGACCAATCGTTGTCCATAGTGGGGTGCGCCAGTGAAGTTGACACGGAAGGCCTCCATAGCGAAGTTGGTGTGTCTCTTGAAAAGGACTTTCCAAAAAGTAATGTGCGGATTTCCACTGATATAAGCATCTTGTGCGCCATAGGCGACTAATTGAAGTAATCCTCCTCCCATGTTTCTATTTATAATGTGATACGAATATTCTTCGGCAGGTTAAACAATGAGAAAAGGAGGTGCCTTTTTAGCAAGTGGTGCCAACACTTGTGTATATGACCCACCATTAGAGTGTCTGGATGGCACAACCATTGACGATCCAAGCAAGTATGTATCTCGTGTCGTCTATGGAGACGAGGATTTAGAAGCCCAAAAAATGGTAAAGGGGTTTGTGGATGAGGTAGAAGCAGAGTATCCAGGTAAAATAAGAAATCGCTTCAATTTTTTTGAGAAATCTTGTAGCAATTTTGAAGTCAAGGAAAGTGATGTATCCGGTAACAAAGGTAAGAAATGTGCTATAGATGATTTTAGTATAACCAAGCCTGAAAAAATAACTCATCTTACCAACATCATCACACCAAAACAGGAGGAGGATGTGTTTTCAAAGGGTCAAATAAGTAGACCAAAAAATGTTGTGGTTCCTGAATTGTATGAATTGATGAGGGTGTTGGCAAGAATTGAAGGCAGATTCGTTCATATGGATTTGCATTTTGGTAACATTGCTTGGAAAGGTGATAAACTAGTTATTCACGATTTTGGTATTGCTGAATCCCGTGAAAAGTTTAAGGAAAGGTTTCGTGATTTCATCAAAAATAGAACCAATGATAAATTTAAGTATGCTCTTAATTATGTTCAATGGAAAACAGGTGTTGTAATAGGGTATAGTGCAGGGGTAAAAATTGGTGTTAATCAAGCAGTAGAAGACCTTTCAAGAGTCTTTGATATTCTTTCTATTATTACCGGAATGCATCAATACAAACTTATAACCGATGATGTATTTGATAACATTACCGACAACATCTTGAATATGCTAGTCAATGATTTTACTACGGAACAGCTTATAAAGGAAATAAACAGGTCTGAAAAAGAAGTGTTGGGCAATCGTATAGATGATTACAATCCAGGTACACTCGGTCCTCCAAAAGCATATGATATAGCAAAAAGCTACGAAGAAAGTCCAGAAGTGAAAAAGAATACCACTGCAGAGATAGATGAAATAATAAATAAGGCCATCAAGGTATCTGGAGGTGCAAAAGGAACACGTCCTGCGAACAAACTATGCCGATGTATAAAACACGTTCGGGAAACAGGAAAAGATGAATCCAGTGCGATTGCGATTTGTGTTCGGTCTGTTATTCCTGCTGGAAGAACATTGAAAAAATTCACTTGTAAGCGAAAGGCTAAGCTATCCACTCAGAAGAGACTTACTCGTCGGAGAAAGTAGGATCCATCTTGGTAAGAACACATTTACAAGCCAACTGCTCTGCTTTCTTTCGTGTAGAAGCAATCCCTGTTGCTAATACAGTTCCTTTGTCATCACATACAGCAACTTTGATTTCATTATTTTTCGTATCGTTATAAATCAACTCATATACAGGAGTGCATTTCAGTGTTTTTTGACAGAATTTCTGAAATACATCTTTGTAGTTGGTTACCGTATTTACAATTTCTTCAATATCAAGATAGGCTTCCATCACGCTGATAACAAATGCATAGACGATATGAAATCTATTTCCACAATCCGTCCAGAGTGCTCCTATAAATGCTTCAAAGATATCACCCAATTTCTTGATGTTGGAACGCCCACTAATCGTAGCAGATTCGTCATTGTGTCTTGAAATAACATAGAACTTATCCAGTCCTATTATTTGTGATAATTGTCCTATTCTGTCATTGTTCACCAATTCTTTGCGAGCATCTGTAAGAAATCCCTGTTTTTTGGTCGGATATTTCTTGCGGAGATAAGTTGCTACACATACACCGAGCACAGAATCTCCTTCAAATTCTAAACATTCATAGGATTCATCTTGTAAAGGCATTACACCAGAAGGACACGGCGCTAATTGCGCAGGACGTCCATCGGGAGTTGTATATTCTGCTCGTCTCACATAGGTAGTGTGAACCATAGCCGTTTGAAACACTTTTTGATTACCAACAGAATAGTGTGGCAATCCATGTTTTCGCAGAATACGGTTGATATCATTCGCTTGAAACCAACGATTGCGTGGGTTGTAAGGGAAATAAGTGTCCATACATATTCTTACTTAAACCTGCGTAAGTTCGTTTTGTGTGTTTTCTTCTGGAGCTGGTGTGTTTTCTTCTGGTGCTGGTACAGGTGCTGGTGCTGGTGCAGGTGCTGGTGTGTTTTCTTCTGGTGCTGGTGCAGGAGCTGGCTCTGGTGCTGGAGCATCTATTACTGGAATATCAACTGATTGTTGTTCGGGTACAGGTAATGGAGACCAATCAATTTTAAATCCTCCATCTAATTTTGTAACAGTACAATCCTTAAATGCAGCTATTAGGGTATCATTAATAAAAGTTTCATCAAATTCCGAAGGACATGTAAATGTATATGAAGTTCCACCATTGATAGCAGTATACACCGTTGTTGCCATAATGCCTCTGACGAAATTTATTGGCGCGAACTCTTTCGTAAAATCTGATGGTGTTCCGAAGTTAATAAGATCTGCACGAGATATCCAACTAGTCATTTGTTATATGGATTATATTTGTGTATAAGTCGGTTTATCGCTAACAAAAAAAGCAAAAAAGCGTTTCCGCCTTTTCACTTTACTCTACAATCTTTGCATAGTCCTTCAACTCTCCACGAATGTTGTAGGTGAATCCTTCAAAGTTTAGGGGATAGTCACCATGCTTGTCGGGATCAGTGAGATCTTGCAACTCTGCGTGGATATCGTCGTCATACATCTTATCCATTGTCTCAAATGTTCCTCTCCACTTATCAGCTTCAATGTGCTTGAGCTTGAATTGAGTCATCTTCTTGCTTGTGAGCATGAATCCTTTGAACCATCTTGCAATCAATTTTTCTTTTGTTTCGTCTGGTTTTGCGTCAATGAATTTTGCTTCGTTGCTAATTGCGAAGTCATCGTCTTCTGCTCCGACCATCTCTACTGAGAAGTCAAACCAATAGCGATTTTCGCCTTCAATTTCTAGGAATTTGCGTGGTGCGTTTGGGCATACGAGTTCTTCTTTTGGTTTCATTTCTGGTGTTTTTGGTTCATTTGTTGTTTCTATTTGCTTTGGTGTTTCTACTTTCTTTTCCTTCAAGGCCTTCTCGGCGGCCTTAGAGGCCTTATGGGCTTCCTTCTCTTCTGCCGTCATGGCGGCTATCTTCGCGCGGTATGCAGCGGCTCCGGCGGCCATCTTCGCCTTCTGTTC